CATTAACGTGTTGATCTCTCCAACCCAATCTTAGTTGTGATTGCAAAGCACGATGTAAAATTTCACCTCTCTCATGACGAGTGACTGCATCATCATAAACTTTTAAATTCATCAGATGCCCAATAATTTACGTTGGCGTTCAAAATATCCTCGGAGAATCCAAGAACTACTATTCATTTTATCATCTCCACCGACTCCAAATTCAAACTGGACTCGGGGATTGTCTCCATACATATCGAGTTCTGGTGTATTTCCAGATCCACGATCACCACCGTTGCAAAATACAACAGTCTCTGCAATCTCTAGACACTTAGCAATTGCGCCACATGCAGATCCAACCTCATCGTCTGGAACAGTAACCACTGCATCGACCATATTGAGATGACGTACAATCTCCGCACGTTCAACCCAAGATAAAAAGTATTGACCTTTTTTAGCAGTTAACCATTCATTAGTATTCAATCCTACTACAAGGTAGTCAGAAAAATCTTTTGCTCTCTTAAAATAAGATATATGTCCACTATGAATAGGGTCAAACCCTCCTGTAACCAGGCTCACTTTTTCAAAAAACATTAGATAACAAAACCAAACTTCTCTCTAGCAATTTTTTTATATGGACCGCCAGGATTCTCCTCGCGGATTTGCTTGATAGTATTTAGTTTTTGATAAAGAGCTGCATCTCCACCCAGACGCAGGGCACTAACAATAGTATTCAATTCTTTATCGTTGATGGGAAGATCCATATTTTTTATGTTAATGGGGTAATTATACAGGAGTTCGTTCGCTTTTGCAAACAGATTATTTAGTCTCGATACGAATATTGAATGAGATTGTCATTCTGGGTTCAAGACATTTATGAGTAGACACATAATGTTGTAGAGTACAAGGAAAGATTATCAATTGATTGTTCTTAGGTTGATAAACCCACTGTTCATAGTAAAAAGATTGTTCTTCAGTTCTTCTATAAAGTTGTTTATCTATGAAGTAAAGATTGTGACTGGATGGATTCATAAAAATCAAATCCGTTTCTTCGCATCCATCCAAGAAAATGACACCAGCAAATTCATTTCTTTTTTCGGTAGAACCTAAGTGTGTATGTAGTTCTTGACTAGTATTTTGTTCATAAAAATTCCACCAAAAGGCATGAATTTCATATGAATGTTCTGTTAATCCCAGTTCTATGGTAAATTTTTTATACTCTTCTCCAATTTCATCAAGTGGGTAATTAACATTATTTTTTTGATGAATGGAAGTCTTACAAGAACAATTAACCCCAGGATTTTGATAATCATTTAGAACATCTAAATGTATGTCCCCAACTAATTTTTGGTAAGTTCTATCTGATAGAAAATTATCACATACCCAGAAAGGAACTCCAAATAAATTTTTCATTCTCCAAGTTCGATGTTGAAACTAACAGTGATTCTAGGTGTATCAAATCTATGTGCTGGAACATAGTGTGACAGATATGCTGGAAAAAATATGATTTGATTATCTCTTGGTTCATGAACATACTTATTCATGACGTAAGAATGTTCTGGAATATTTTTATGAATTTTAGCGACAGGATGATGTGCATCATAACTATGATAGTTTAACCAATTTTGAGATGGATTGGAAAAAACTATTTTTGTATTATCGGTTCCTTTCAGAAAATACACTGCACTAAACATAGCATTTGGCGCATACAGGTGTGTATGTGGTTCTTGATTTTGACCTTTAGTGTAAAAATTATACCAAGGATTTATCAACTCATAGAGGTGTTCAGATAGATGTAGTTGCGAAGAAAATTCTTCATATGCTTGTTTGAAAGAATCCATTGGATAAACTACCGCATCATCTCTTTGAGCAGAAGTGTTTACTAAACAATCCCAATTTGGATTTACATATCCTATATTTTTTGAAATATCTTCCAGTATTTGATCATAGAGATTTTTAGTTACATCTTCAGACAAAAAATTGTCTAAACCAAAAAATGGAGTTGGGAATAAAAAATTCATGCGAAGAATGATTCCAAACTTACTTTCTTTTCTACAGACCAACCAATCGCATTGAGAATAATCTTCATCGGTTCTACAAAAGATTTGTTGAACTGTGCATCGTAATCAATATACTTTTCAAGATCTAGTTCTTTCGGAAACTCTTGAATGAAGGAGAAAACATTCTCTTGAATAGTATTAGGTGTTTTCAAATAACAGAACTTGATCTTTTCACCACTCTGAATTGCTGCATACTTCTTATCAAGTCCAGCTTTCTTAGTATAGTGATTGTAGAGGATTGCACCACGAACATGAATAGGACAACCTTTATTATACATGTCAGTGCGAGATTCCCATTTCTTAATTTCAGATACACTACGGGGAAATGCGATTTCATCAGGACGAAGATTCCTGAACTCTTTGCGAGCACTCTCGATGAAGTCAATGACATCATCCTCTTCTTTTGTCATGATGATCTCAAGTGCATCTTTAATGTATTGACGACAAGGTGCAGGGGTTGAGGTTTTGATTGCCTCAATACCCATCATCTTCAGTTTGGGTTTCTCATAACGAACACCTTCACTGTCCCACACACGAAGGATATAACGTTTCTTACCAGTCCAAATACCACGTTCCGCGATGTTCTCGCGTTTCATCACCATTTTGTTTTCGTAGGCGTTGAGGTAGTTGGCCAATTCTTCGTAAGAACTCTCAATATACTTTTCAAGTTCCATGTGACTGACCTTATCAAGGAAATTAACAATCTCTTCAGTAGAAGCCTCTCTACCCTTGAATACAGCGTCAACAAAAGGACCCATATTAAGATAAATGGAATCGGTATCAATAGCAATGACATAATCTACTCCATCAGATTTCAAAACTTTGTTCAGGTAACTATTCATCTTCTCTTCGATCCACTGAATCGATACCTGTCCCGATAAAGTGATCGCCTCTGCATTTGCAAGTTTGTAGTATCGGAAATACTCATTACCAATCGCACCATAAGCAGAGTTCAGTGCAATCTTTTTAGCCATCTGAATATTGTCACAACGTGAAATCTCTTTCTCCAATGCTTTGGTAGGAGTCTTCTCATAGGCTTTCTTCGCCTCGATCATCTTCTTCTTGAAGATAACACGTTCACTATACATCTTCTCCATAAGTTCTGGTAGGAACCCACGGACATCCTTGCGATACATTGCACCATTAGCACAAACCGCACTGTCTTTATACATCTCAAAGGTAAGTTCTTTCTTCAGAACTTTATCGACAGTCACACTGGGGTGACGTTGTTCAATCAAAGTCTCTGGTGAGATATTGTACTGCATAATCAGGTGAGGGTACAGTGAGTTAAGGTCAAAGTTGACTACCCACTCGTATGCACCTGGGATGGGTTCTTTTACGAACGCACCCGCATACTTTTCACTCTTACTATTGCGTTCCTTCTGAGGAATCACAATATTCTTCTTAAGAAGATAGTTGTAGATGATAGCGTCCCAGGTTCGTACCTGGTATGCAATGTCATTGAAGTTCACCTTAGCGTCAAACGCACGGGTGAAACACAAGTCAATCAGACGCAGTTTGTCCTCAAGACGGTCAACCAGTTCCACGTCAACGATGTTGTATTCAACGAACTTCTGCCAATCATTTGTGTAGAACTCTCGGAAGGTATCATATTCGGAGTGATCCAGTTTATTCTGACCCAACTCCATGAAGGCGATATGATCCAATCGATAACTCTCTTGGTTTGGAGTTGCAGGAGACTTCTTATAGAGGTCTAGGTAATCCAGAATAGACACACCCGCGATCTCTGTGCTGAGTTGTTTCCGACCCATGATCGTGACCTCTTTGACACGCACCACATTCCACGGAGAGAGACGTTTGGCGTACTTCTCTCCCATCAGACGGGTGATCCTACCAACCAGGTAAGGCATGTCATACAGTTCGTTATTCCACCCTGTAACGACCTCTGGCGTGTTATTCTGCCACCAGTCCATGAACTTGGTAATGAGTTCATACTCACCATCACAGTACACAAATCTGACATTCTTCTGATCAACCTTTGCAGGACGAGATCCAAAGGTAGTAATCTGTTTGGTATTATAATCTTGAACTGTAATCAGTAGAAGTTCTTCAGCGCAATTGAATACATCGGGGAATCCACTCTCCGCTGCAACCTCAATATCGATTGTAATAACTTTGATCTTTGAGATATCAAATTTGATTTCTTCCTCAGGATAATTCTGAGCAATGTATTGATACACAAATCGGTCATTCCCATAGACCTTAAATCCATTCACATCATTATACTTGTCCAAGAATTCACGACACTCTCGGATAGTACCAGGGCGAATGGGTTCTACATCTTGACCATCAAGGGTTTTATATTTACTCTCTCGTTTTGACGGAACAAAGAACCTGGGTTGGAAGGGTTCGCGTTTCGTGAAGTGTTTGCCGTTTTCATATCCACGGACAAGGATATCATTACCAAGGAGAACAACGCTCGTGTAGAACTTCATTTAGTGAGGGTCAAATAATCATTAAGTAGGTCATCTTTGGGGTCAACCAAAGTCAAGATCTTATCCGATGAAATCATAATGTCATCGGTCTGGTCAGTCAAGTTTTCTAACCAAGGCCGAAGACCTTCCACAACATGTGGTTGGATCAAACGGCAATCTGGTTCACCAAGTTCTGAAATAACTTGACCAATTTTTGAAATTAGAATTGTTCCATCAACCAGAACAATTATCTGAATTAAATCATCCATTTAGTACCTCAAAATTATCTACAAGTGTTTCTCCCTCTAAAGATTCAGGTTCATCACCCATCCTTTCCTGATAGGAATTGAGAATGTCTTCTTTAGGAGTAGTAAAAGACACAATCCAATCTGGATTTACTTTAATTTCCTCATCATCTGTCAGAGGCATCCAGGACCAAAACCTTACCGCATATTCTTTTTCTACTTCACCTTCCTCTGCATCAAAATCAACAGATGGAGTTACCAATTCCACACAGAAAGGATCTTTGAAAGCAATAGAAACTACTCTATCATTTTGATCTACCTTCGCTTGAACATCAGCAATCACCGTTTCTCCTGACTTCAGAAGAGCTAATTTAATTGACATAACTACAGTTTACCTCCCACTAGGATACCACAAAAAAAGGAAGGCGTCAAACCTTCCTTGATAATTTATACAGTTGGTGGAGTGAATGTTCTGACCAGTTGCGGTCGGACTAACGCAATCTTATCCCTGTTAACCAAGGCATCAATGGAGGTTTTGTAAGTATCCGTCATAATCCTGGGGAACAATCCAATTCCAATGATGGGAACCAAAAGACAACTAATGATGTAGATCTCTCTGGGTTCTGCATCGACAAGGTTTGTATGATTGACAAGTTCCAAGTTCTCTTTACCAAAGAAGATCTCCCGCAACATGGAAAGAAGATAAATCGGAGTCAAGATCACACCGATTGCAGCAAGGACACAAATGAATGCACGGAAAGTAATAGAATACATCGTGTCAGTTGCAAATCCAGCAAAGACCATAAGTTCACTCGCAAATCCACTCATACCTGGCAGTGCCAAGGATGCCATAGAGCACACAACCCACATCGCAAACATAATCTTCATACTCTTACCAACTCCACCCATCTCAGCGAGTTCGAGAGTATGAGTTCGGTCATATGTTGCACCCACTAGGAAGAATAGAGATGCACCAATCAGACCATGACTAACCATTTGGAGCATCGCACCACTGGTTCCGAGAACACTATAACTTCCGATACCAATGAGTACAAATCCCATGTGACTGATCGAACTATATGCGATCTTGCGTTTGAGATTTCTCTGTGCAAATGATGTCAATGCCGCATAGATGATATTAACAACTCCAAGAACAATAAGGACTGGAGCAAATACGGAATGTGCATCAGGCAAGAGTTGACAGTTGAATCGCAGAAGTGCATATCCACCCATCTTCAAAAGAATACCTGCAAGCAACATATGAACTGGTGCAGTTGCTTCACCGTGTGCATCAGGCAACCAAGTGTGCAAGGGCACGATTGGGAGTTTGACACCAAAGGCAATCAAGAATCCTGCATAACACCAAAGTTGGAAATTTTTTGGGAATCCCTGATTCATCAAATAAGTGTATTCAAAGTTCGGAGAACCGTTTGATGCCCAGAATCCCATTGCAAGTCCTGCAATAAGAATGAATAGAGAACTACCTGCAGTGTAAATGATGAATTTAGTTGCAGCGTACTGGCGTCTTTTACCACCCCAGATCGCAAGCATTAGATAAACAGGTAATAGTTCCAGTTCCCAGGATAGGAAAAATAGAATGAGATCCTGTACTGCAAAAACCATAATCTGCCCACCATCCATAAGTAATAGCAGGAAGAAAAATAATTTTGGTTTGAATCTAAGAGGCCATGCAGCGAGTGCTGCAAGACTGGTGATAAAACTTGTCAGAAGAATGAGAGGCATCGATAGACCGTCTGCACCCACAGACCAGGTTAGACCCAGTTCAGGCAACCAACTAATCCTCTCGGACATTTGTAGATCGCTTACTGAGGGATCATACCCATTGAT